GACTTCGACCTCTCCGTGAAGGCCGTCAGTGATGACGGCCTTTTCTCTGGCTACGGATCCGTCTTCGAGACGGTGGATAGCTATCGAGAAGTCGTCATGCCAGGTGCGTTTGCCGAGAGCTTGGCGGAAATCAAAGCCAAGGGAAGGCCGGTGCCGGTCCTCTGGCAGCACCGCACCGGGGAGCCAATCGGCATTTACACGTCCTTGGTAGAAGACGCGCACGGGTTGAAGGTCGAAGGGCAGCTCATCCTGGACGGTGTCGCCCGTGCCAAGGAGGCTCACGCCCTGATGAAGGCAGGAGCAGTCTCTGGCCTGTCGATCGGCTACTACGTGCGTGAGGACAGTTGGGACGAGAAGGAGCGCGTCAGGCTGCTGAAGAAGGTGGATCTCGTGGAGATCTCCCTTGTCACATTCCCCGCCAATGACGATGCCCGTGTCGACGCCATCAAGTCGAAGCTCGCGCATGGCTCGCTTCCCACCCTTCCTGAATTTGAGCAGCTCCTGCGCGAGGCAGGCTTCTCAAAAAGCCAGTCCACGGTTATCGCCAACCGTGGACTGAAGCATCTGCTGGACCGGAGTGAGTCCGGGAGCACGGCGAACGAAATCACTGGCATGGCCAATCAACTTGGCCGCCTCACCCTCCCGACTTTCTGAGGAATCACTATGTCCCGATACACCAACCTCGCCAGCTCCATCGGCCGCGGCCTGAAGAATGCCCAGAACCTTGACGACCAGCTCGAACTCAAGGGCCTGATCGGCCAGCTCAACGAGCGTGACAACGAGATCAAGCTGTTCGCCGAGAAGGCGACCAACGAGATCAAGGAGCACGGCAAGATCCTGGACGACACCAAGGGCGCGCTGGAGCTTCTCTCCAAGAGCGGCCTTGAGATCAACGCGCGCTTGCTCGAGGTCGAGCAGAAGCTCGCGCGCCGCGCGGCGGCCAATGATCCGGATGGCGCCAAGTCCATCGGTCAGCAGTTCACCGATTCCGAGGACTTCACCGGCCTGGCCGCCAAGGGGCGCGGTATTGCCCGTATGAACCTGAAGGCTGTCACGTCGATCACCAGCGCCACCACAGGCACCGGCGGCGTCGGCGCGGGCATTCAGCCCACTCGCGTTCCCGGCATTGTGGCGGGCCCGGATCGCCCGTTCACGATCCGCGACCTGCTCATGCCCGGACGCACCTCGTCCAACTCGGTCGAGTTCGTGCAGGAATCTGGCTTCCAGAACATGGCCGCGGCGGTGGCCGAGACGACCCTCAAGCCGCAGTCCGATCTGTCCTTCGAGCTGAAGCAGACGCCGGTACGCACGTTGGCCCACTGGTTCCTGGCGTCGAAGCAGGTGCTGGCGGATATTCCGCTGCTGCAGAGCTACATCAATGGCCGCGCCATCTACGGCCTGAAGTACGTCGAAGAAGCCCAGCTTCTGGCGGGTGACGGTACTGGCCAGAATATCCTCGGCTTGATTCCGCAGGCCACTGCCTTCGATGAGACCCTGCGCAAGGCCGGCGATACGAAGATCGACCTCCTGCGCCGCGCCATCCTCCAGGTTCGTGTCGCTGAGTACCGTGCGAGCGGCATTGCCCTGAACCCGGTCGACTGGGCCGATATCGAACTGCAGAAGGACGAGCAGGGCCGATACATCTGGGTCAACGTGGTGGAGGGCGGCCAGCCGCGCATGTGGAAGCTGCCCGTCGTGGACTCCACCGCGATCCCCGAGGGCGAGTTCCTGGTGGGTGCGTTCGATATCGCGGCCCAGGTATTCGACCGTGAGGATGCCGCTGTCGAGGTCTCGACTGAGGACAGCGACAACTTCCGCAAGAACATGGTCACGATCCGCGCTGAAGAGCGCCTCGCTTTGGCGGTCTACCGCCCGGAGTCCTTCGTGCACGGCACCTTCGAAGACTCGACCCCGTAACCAGCGGCCCGGAGCGGCTCAAGTAGGTGGCGGGCCTTAGGGCCCGCCACAGGAGAATTCCATGAAGTACATCGCCAAGAAGGGGTTCAACGACCCCAACGGATACCAGCGCCGCGACACGGAGTGGACAGGGTGCGAGCGAAGGGCAAAGGAGCTGCTGCTTCTGGACCTGATTGCGCCGGCCGCCCAAGAAAAAGCCGCGCCCAAGGCGGAAAACAAGATGCGTCAGGAGTTCGAGAACAAGTCGGAACTCAGCTCGCCGAGCCCGGTTGAAGCTGCATCGACTGGGCCGGCGGACAATCCTCCTGCCAAGGAAGTGAGCGCCAGTTCGGCAGGCGCCGCGCTGGTTGCCCAGAACGCGGCTGACGTGGTCGCCGCAGTGGTTCAGGTCGCCGACGCGGATGTACTGGCCGCCGGCCTCGAGGCAGAGCACGCCAAGGGTGAGAAGGCGCGAAAGAGCGTCATCGAGGCACTCACTTCTGCCATCGCCTCCATCGCCTCCGCGCAGCCCCAGGCCTGAGCCATGCGCTTGGTGACCATCGAACAGGCCCGGCAGCACTGCCGGGTCGATAGCGACGACGACCAGATGCTGACGCTCTACGGCGGAGCGGCAGAGGACGCCGCTCAGAAGTTCCTGAATCGGCGGGTTTACGAGGACGAGGCTGCGCTGGCAGCTGCGGTGCTTAACGGCACCGCGGGCTGCGACCCGATCGTCGTCAATGACGCGATCCGTGCAGCGGTGCTCCTCACCCTCGGCCACCTGTATGCGAACCGCGAAAACGTCATCACCGGCAGCGCGGTTTCGGAGATGAAGGAAGGCACCCGCAGCCTGCTCTGGCCCTACCGGGTCGGGCTGGGGGTTTGACGTGGCCTGCCAGGGTTGCCAGCGGCGCCGTGCCTGGCTGTTGAAATGGATGGGGATTGCCAATGAACGAGCAAAACGTGCTGTCGGAAGCGCTGACGGCCTCGGCCGCGGCACAGATGGCGCAGGCGGAAGCGATGATGGCCCTGGCGCAAGCGCTGGCGGAGAACGCGGAGGCGACCAACCGGCTGATGGACTACGTCTGCCAGAGTGAGGACGTGGAGGCTGATCCGGACGCGGGCACCTACATGAGCGGGAAGCCGCGGTGATCGCCGCCGGACGCCTCCGCCACCGGGTCCTGATACAGAACCCCGTGGAGAGCCAAGATCCCAGATCCGGCGCACCCATCACGACGTGGACCGATCTGGCCACCGTGTTCGCGGAAGTCGTGCCGGCGTCCGTCCGCGAGTTCGTCGCCGCCCAGGCCGTCGACAGTGAGGTGACCGCTCGCATCACCATCCGGCACCGTGCCGGTGTCACCGACAAGAGCCGCATCATCCACAGGGGGCAGGTCTACAACGTGCACGGCGTGCTGGCTGACCCGGTCAGCGGGCTGGAATACATGACTTTGCCATGCAGCGAGGGGGTCAACGATGGCTGACGACATCCGGTTCGACGTCAGCGGCCTCGCCGGTGTTCGAGAGCGCATGAAGGGGCTGAAGGCGGAGGTCAACTTCCGCGCGGGAAGGACGGCGCTGCGCGCGGCGTCGCGAGTGCTTCGCGACCAGGCGCGGGAGAATGCAAGAAAGCTTGACGACCCAACGACCCCGGAAGAGATCTGGAAAAACATCGATATTCGATGGAATTCGAGAGCATTCAAGCGTGATGGCGTCCTGCCATTTCGATTGGGTGTCCTTGGCGGTGCGCGGAAGTACGGTAAGACCGTACTGAACGTACGGCGCCGGAGGGTCGGTCAGACCTACAGGACGCTCGGCAGCGCAGCCAATCCCGGTGGAGATACCTGGTATTGGAGGTTCCTCGAGTTCGGAACCGAGCAGACGGCGGCACGACCTTTTTTGCGGCCGGTCGCGTCTCAGGCAGGGCAGAAGGCGATTGACGTGTTTGCCACGAAGCTGAGCGAAGGCATTGATCGGGCACTGGCCAAGCAGGCACAGGGGGCCCTGAAGTGATCGCCCCCATCTTCCAGGCCTGCACCGCCAGCGCGGCGGTGTTGGCTCTCTTTGGGGCCAACCCCACGCGGGTCTACCCGTTCGGACTGGTCGAGAAGCCACCGGCGCGGCCCTATGTGGTCTGGCAGACGCTCCCCGGTGACGGACCCGCCCAGTACATCGGCAATCGTCCGGATGTGGATGGCTACACGATCCAGATCGACGTCTACCACGACGACCCCGTGTCGCTGCTGGCTGCGGCCCGAGCGATCCGCGACGCGGTCGAGGGTCAGGCCTATGTGACCCGCTGGGGCGACCAGGTGAAAGACCCCGAAACCAAGCTGTACCGCTACTCGTTCGACGTGGACTGGCTCGTGCCGCGCTGAAGACGTTCGTCCGTTTCACCCACCCACACCCCGCACTGCGGGGTTTCTTTATGCCCGCAGGGAGACATTCATGAGCATGCTGACGCAAGGCACCCAGCTGTACGGCCTGATCAATGGCCAGATCCGCGAGATCGAGTGCATCACCAACTTCAACCCGGGCGCGAACCCGGCGGACCAGATCGAAGACACCTGCCTGTCCGAGACGAGCAGCCGCACCTACAAGAAGGGCCTGCGCACGCCCGGTCAGGCCTCGGTCACGATCAACGCCGACCCGCGCAACGAGAGCCACTACCTGATGTGGGAGCTGGGGGAGGCGGCCTCGGATGAGCTGATCCAGTGGGCTATCGGCTGGTCGGACGGTGTGGATATCGCCCCCACGCTGGCCCCGGGCGGCTCGATCAGCGCCATCAACGTCACCAGCGGCGGCACCGGCTACACCAGCGCACCCACCGTGACCCTGACGGGCGGCGGCGGCAGCGGCGCCACGGCAACGGCCATTGTGGATAGCGGCTCGGTGATCGGCGTTGCTATCACCAATCCTGGGACCGGCTACACCGGCGTCCCGACGGTCGCCTTCACCGGCGGCGCCGGGTCGGGTGCGGCCGCCGCTGCCGTGCGAAACGCCGAGCCGGAGATGGTGCTGCCGGAGGGGCGGACCTGGTACACCTTCCGCGGCTACGTCGCCGATTTCCCGTTCGACTTCCAGGCGAACGCAGTGGTTTCCACGGCAGCCAGCCTGCAGCGCTCCGGCGCGGGGGTCTGGGTGCGTAAGGCGGTGACCCCGTGACGGCTGCGAAGACCTCGGGCCGCAAGCAGGCGGCGCCGCCGGCGTCCGTCCCGAAGAGCAAGGCGGTAGACCTGTCGATCGCTGGTCTGCTGCAGGCCGGCGCCTTCA